GGCATGTACGTGAGGTGAGGGCATGGCATTTGAATTTTTTGCCAATATTTCGGAAAACGACGGCGATACTGCGGCAATTAAACTCGCCATACGGGAACTGAAAGAAACCGAAGTATTAATCGGCATACCCGAAGAAAATGCCAATCGGAAGGACAATTCGATAATCACCAACGTTGAATTGCTTTATATCCATAGCAACGGTTCTCCGTTGAACAACATTCCCGCGCGTCCGGTCATCGAGCCTGCCATCAGCGATGCAAGCGAACGCATTGGCCCGATAATGGGTGCGGCGGCGGATGCCGCCTTGGGCGGAGACATGGCGGGAATGCGGACACAATTAGAAAAGGCGGGAATGGCCGGACAAAGAGCGGCGCAAATGTTTCTCAGGGATTCGGGCAACGGTTTGGCTCCTCTTTCGAAATCAACGTTAGCCGCGAGGGCTCGGAAGGCTCGGAAAGCATCAAAAACCGAAAAGACAGTTCGTTTTAAGACCAAAGAAGGGGAGACGGTTTCTTTTTCCGCTTATGAAGGCGTAGCACTTGAATCCACCCCGCTTCCCTTATATGATACGGGACAAATTTTAAAATCCATCACCTATGTCGTCCGTAAAAAGAAATGAGGGATATAAGATGATCAACGTAAGGGAGTTAATGTACGACCTTGATTTTTGTACCAAGTACGCCGTCTTACGTACAAAGGGGAACTGGGTAAAGGGCCGATTCGTGTTAGAAGCCCCGCGAACATTACGGTATTTCGGCCCGGTACAGCCCGCCACGGAAAAAGAGCTGGAACAAATCCCGGAAGGCGACCGGAGCCATGGAATAATGAAGTTCATGTGCGCGTCGCCGAGAGAGATTTATATTTCACAAGCAAGCCCGTCTCCTGGTGCGAAAGACATCACGGTGTCGGATCAAATCATATACGCGGGGAAAATTTATAAAATTATCAAAGTGAAGCACTGGGACGCAAACGGCTACCTACGGGCGTTTGGTTATGCGATAGGGAATGTGCAGGCAAATGGCTGAATTAACTCATACGTCAATCGAGATAGAGGATATTTTTCGGGAAGTAGTCTGTACGATATTCGGATTAGGTCCAGAATCCAACCATGACCGGATCCGATTCCCTTGGGGATCGGACTTGTTGACGGGTGTCGGAAGCGCTCCTGACTGGGACCACATGGCCGATGTTTGCTTTATTTATGCGCTACCACATGACGACGCGTACAACCGCCAGCGGAACAGGCGCAACGTATACCGCGACGGTCCCGACATGGTCCAGTTGGACGAACACACGGATGTCCACAACATTCTCTTCGTAAATTATGGACCAAACGCTTACGAATGCGCGCGCGGAATCCGCGATGGGTTATTCAGAAACGATATCCGGGCCATGTTAAAAGGAAACCGTTTCTCAATAGTAACCGATGTCCCTGCGCCACGCAGGATACCAGAGCTATACGATGGCGAATGGTGGAACCGCGTAGACCTAAATGCGACATTCTATGAGTTCGTAAGGTTGGAAAGCCCGATGCGTACCATAAGGAAGATACGTTTCGACATATCGTTTCCCACCCGCACGGGCGATGTTTCCGGTGGAGCCGAGGCCAGGCGCCCAAGTTGCAACGATTCAAATACTACAGGAGGTTGAAAATGCCAACATTACCTTTAAGCGATATTGTAAAAATTATCGTAAACCTATCGCCCAGATCCGCCGTCCGCAAGGGCTTCAATCTGGGCCTCATCGTCGGTACTAGCGACGTCATAACCGCGTCCGACAGGGTAAAGCTGTACAGTACTGCGGACGCCATGATAGAGGACGGCTTTGCTGACGACATGCCGGAATACGAGGCGGCACGGCTTTATTTCATGCAACAAAGAAGACCCGACCGCGTGGCAATAGGGCGGCACGTCCAATCGACCGGCTTGATGGAAATACGGGTGACAAACGAGGAAGGCACCACGCCGGGCGAGTTCACGATACGCCTGATGCCGGCGGTAGCGGCGTCGGACCACCAGTTCATGTACCAGACTTCCCCGTCGATTATAACGCCGCCCGCTTATGGCGACATACTGCCCTCCGGGTGGATGCCCATAACGGATGGCGAGGACGTTGCCGGCGACGATGGCGACTACATAATGGTTGTTGAAGTGTCACAGGCAGATTCCTCTGTCACGATGGCGGGAATGGCAATTCTCGGCGGCGGCAGCGTGGACCTGGGCATCCCCGTGGCCGAATCGGTCATTGACGCGATACGTGCCTGCAGGGCAAAGAATACGGACTGGTACGTTGTAACTTATTGTGGCGCCAGCACGGACGACATCTTCGACATAGCGCAATACGTCGAAGGAGCGAAGCCCGAATGCGTCCAGTTCTATACCACTGACGAAACGTCGGCTCTGACGGGCGACCCCGCAAGCATATTTAACAGGCTCAAGCTTTTGAATTACATGCGGAGTCTCGGCCAATATTCCGTCACGCCCGACGCGGTAGCCGGCATCATGGGCTACGCCATGGGGGCGAACGTTAAGACGGCGCGTAGCGCGTTTACGCTAATGCACAAGAGGGTGACCGGAATCCTTCCTGACGACCTGGACGAAACGCAGGCTTATCATTTGCAAAACGCTTACGGGAATTACTACGTCAGCCGCGGTTATGACGGCGAGTATTCAATGTTCGAACAGGGCACGATGGCGAACGGCACATGGTTTGACGAGGTATTGAACTTGGACATGCTGGTCAACGACCTGCAGCTTGCCATTCTTGACGTGCTTGCCAGCCGTCCGAAGGTACCGCAGGACGAAGGCGGCATGAACGACCTTAAGCTTGCCATGTTCCCCTGCTTGCGGAAATCCCGCAGCATTGGATTTATTGCGCCGGGAAGATGGAACGGCCCGGATATCTGGCTCACTGAGGATCATTTGGCGCTCCATACCGGGGACATGCTGGACGACGGATATTTAATCTTGTCCGAGCCAGTAGACGGCCAAAGCCAGGCCGACCGGGACGAGCGTATCGCGCCGCCAATTTATGCGCCAATCAAGTTGGCCGGAGCCATCCATACGGTGTTGGTACAGATTGACGTGAACAGATAAGGAGGCGAAAATGCAAAGCACATATTCATTCGAAGATTTATTCGTAACCCTGACGCACCGCGCCATGGGACAGCTGACGCTCCAGGGAGCAGGTATCGGGAGCATAACGTTCGCGATGGCAAACGACGTTTCCTCCCATGACTTAGCCGCTGACGGCTCCGTCATGACGACAAAGACAAAGGCGGATAACGGAACGGTCGCCATTTCCCTGCAGCAGACATCGGACGCCCATGCATGGCTTACACGGTTATATAACTACCTTGCCGGTGCCTCGTCGAGGGAATGGGCCGGAATATCCCTGATGGGCACGTCGCCGGCCATGCAGGTGACGCATATCGGCAGCTACATGTCGTTCCAAAAACGCGCCGACAAGCCTTACGCGCAAGCAGGTGCGCAGGTGACATGGACATTCCTTGCCGGCGACTTGAAAGAGAGATAAATACGAGGTGCATGAATGAACGACAACCAAAAAATCATAATCGTAGAGGAAAGGGAACAAATCCCCTACAGCAATACGGCAATTTACGGCGAGATAGACCCAGAAAACATGCCCGAACCGAAATACAGGGTCATTTCCGAACGGAAGTTTGCCGTACATAAATTTAATGCCAAGGCAAGCTTGAAGATTGCCAAGTTGTTGGTCGCCAAGATATTACCGGTAGTGGACACGTTCGTGCCGGCGGTCCTAGGCGGCGCCATTGCCTCTAATGGCGCAATCATAACAAAGGCGGGCGCCTCTGACTCGTTGGACAAATTCCTTTCAGACATCTCGCTCGAAAGGGTTTCGCATGCGTTGGACTTAATCGACGACGACGACCTGGACAGGTTGCTTGACATCTCGCTCAGGCACTGCTACGAGCAACTCCCGGCAGGTCCGGTGCGGGTATTGAATCCCGACGGAACATACGGCGTCCAGAACGTGGAATATGATCCGTTGTTGGTGATGAGGCTTACCGCCGAGGCAATACTTTGGAGCTCGGGCGTTTTTTTCAACGCAAGCCGCTGGGCTTCGACGTTCAAGCCCCTCGCGGCTTCGCTCCCGCAGAGTGCGCCAACGTAGACGACTTGCTGTTCGCCCCGGTCATGGCCGGGTACTGGAAGCAACATGAAACATGGGATGGAACCTACACGCTGGATGATTTGTATGACATCGTAGAAGTAATGAACGTGAAACATGAAAACGAGCGGCGGGCGCATGAGGCGGCCGAAAATGAAGGAAGAATGAACCATGGCTAATGCAAGCATATTAAAAGAATACCTTGTTGCACTTGGATTCAAGGACAACATGACAAACAAGCTTAACAAGACCCTGAACCAGAGTTCGCAAAAGGTCCAAGCGTTCTCCAAGGGTCTTGTCAAGGGAGGCATGGCTATAGCGAGCCTATTGGCCGTCGCAAACACGGGCATCGCAAAATTTACGGCGGGGCTTGTCAAGACGGACGACGAACTGACGAAGTATGCCGCAGGCCTCGGCAAGGGCAAGGAAGAGGCAAGGCAATTAAAATATGCGTTGGACGCCATGGGGAAGTCAATGGAGGAAGTCGAGGCCAGCCCCGAACTGACCAAGACCTTCAAACAACTCCAAAAGGATGCGGCGGCGGTGAAGCTGCCCGATATGTCGGAAGGATTGAACCAAGTACGGAAGGTCCAAACGGAGTTCTTACGCCTAAGGCAAGCCGGGAGCTACGCCATCCAATGGGTGGGGCATTACCTCGTCAAGTACTTGCAACAGCCCATGGAAAAGCTGCGTAATGTTTTTAACGGTTTGAATAACAATATCTTGAAAAACATGCCGGAATGGTCGAAGAAGATAGCATCCGTCATGGCGTCCGTGGTGAACATCACCATGTCGATCATCAGGGGCGCTACCAACATCTTCAAGGCGATTAAGAAGATATTCGACATGATCCCCGGGGAAGTGAAGATATTCATGGGAATACTTGCGGCGCTTGCAGCGTTCATCAGGGCCGGTCCGATAGGCAAGCTTATGATGATTTTTTCAGTATTGATGCTTCTGGTCGAAGACTTTTTTACATACCTCGACGGTGGTGACTCGTTACTTGGTGGTTTTTGGCAATGGCTTATAGACATCTGGAACGAGTTGAACAAGCAGGGCGGCGTGATCGAAAAGATGAAAAAGGCCTTCGTAACCGCCATGGATGCCATCACGAAATGGATTAAAAAGGCCATAGAGTGGGTAAAAGATTTTTGGAGGATGCTTGAAGAAAATGGGATCGTCGAAAACTTCAAGCTGGCATTTGAAAAGGTTGGCGATGCCATAGGCAAAGTGTTTGAAGCCATCACAAGCATCGTCGGCGGGTTCTTGGACTTGATATTCGAGGGAGCAGATAACGCCAAGCCGTTTCTAGCGTGGCTGCTATCGGATGCATTGCCCGGTATAATCGGATTGATTGCGGATACCGTGGGAGTCGTAGCCGAGGCTTTAAAGTGGTTTTTCGAGCTACCATTTGTAAAAGAAATCGTTCTTGCGTTAATTGTAGCCTGGGGTGCATGGACGGCGGCGCAGTGGTTGCTTAACGTGGCAATGAACGCAAACCCGATAGGATTGATAATTGCCGGGATTGTCGCACTGATAACCGCCGCATACCTGCTCGTGAAGAACTGGGACAAGGTTTCCGCGTTCTTCAAGGACTTGTGGGATAAGATAAAAGCGGTATTCGCAAACATTGGCGAATGGTTCGCCGATGTCTTTTCACAGGCGTGGGAAGGCATCAAGAACGTATTCTCAACGGTTGGCGAGTTTTTTAAGGGAATATGGGATACGATAGTAGAATTATTCACGTCCATAGGCACGGCAATAGGCAGCGCCATAGGAGATGCCTTTAAAAGCGTGGTAAACGCAATCATCAGCTTTGCCGAGAACACGATAAACGGGTTCATCAAGGCAATAAATGCCGCAATAGGGTTGATAAACAAAATACCCGGCGTGGAAATAAAGAAAATACAATTGCTAGACATCCCACGCTTGGAAAAAGGCTCCGACGACACGCCTGACACGTTTATTGCAGGCGATGTAAAGGGCAAGGGCGGAGAACTCGTTACAGGAGCAAAGGGTCGCAAGGTGTTCACGGCTGCCGAGACGGGCAACATATTTCAGACGTTGAAAGAGATAGCGGGCATGGGTGGTAAAAATGCGGATGGAACTACGGACAATGGCACCCTAAGCAGCATAGCTTCCAACGTTACGTCCATTGCACAAGTGTTATCAAAAGCTACATCGATGCTGGGAACGCTTGACAAGGGGTTATCCCAAACCCGCGAAAGCGCAGCAGGAACTTCCTCCGTAAAAAATATATACAACCAACAGACCTATGACATGCAATCCCACTACACGATCAACGACACATCTGGCAGACCACAGGCCGTGGCCGAGGCGGTCGATCGGACGCAGCAAATGCGCCTTCGTAATTTGCAAGGGATATTGAATACTTAATGACGAGGAGGGGTGATTGCATGGCGGACACACAAATGGTAGGAGTGAGGACAAGTGTCGGAGGTTATTATTTTGACGCCGTCCTTAAATTAGACCATAACAGCAAGATAACGATGACAGGACATCCCGTGGAAGAAGGAGCGAACATAACGGATCATTCCTTTGTCGAACCGAAATCGCTTTCAATCGTAATCGGCATGTCCGATGCCGCTACATACCTTGATAGTAGCTTTAGCGGCGAAAACCGTTCCGTGTCAGCCTTCGAAAAGCTACAAGAATTACAAGAAGCTAGGCAACGACTTACGATACAGACTCGTTTAAAGACATATAAAAATATGCTCATTGAAACCATGACGGTACCGGATGATTTTAAGACGATGTTCGGATTGCGTGTTACCATAGGGTTGCGTGAGATAATCGTCGCCACTACCTCGACCGTCATCATGCCCGACAGGACCAGCGCGGCACCACAAAAAACAGGGCAAACGAACAAGGGAACGATCCAACCGACAACCGACAACCGATCCACGCTAAAAAAGGCCGCGGACGCGCTGAGGGGAGGGCTTTGACATGTTCATCATACCAACCGACACGAAGCCCAACCAAAACTTCCGCTGCGTGATACCCGTGGACGGAAGGAACCTCGCCTTGCAGTTTGCCCTTGAATACAACTCGGAAGCGGAATACTGGATCATGTCGTTGACCGACGACGTTGGCGGCGAGGTGCTGGTTGACTCCCTCCCGCTCATTGCCGGGGTGTTCCCGTCTGCAAATTTGTTGGAGCAATACAGCTTCCTACGGATAGGAAGCGCGGTCATGGTAGGGACGAATCCCGACAATCCGCCCGTCATGCCGGACGAACATAATCTTGGAACGGACTTCCAACTAGTGTGGGGTGATACGTATGACAGGGTATGATGGAAGCGAACTGTATAACCGAAGATACCGGGTGATTATCGGTTCGGGCGATACCGGGATCGACGTCTCGGAATTGCATGTCACGTTCAAGGTTGAAAAGAGCATGACCGAAACGCCTAATTACAGCGAGATAACGGTTTACAACCTCTCTTCAGCCACGGAAAACCGAATTATCAAGACGGGCGACAGGGTCATATTGGAAGCCGGATATGACAATCCGCAATACGGGCTTATATTCGACGGCCAAGTGGTACAGGCGTACCATGACAAGCAAGATGGAACGACTTACACGTTGACGCTAGTATGCCAGGACGGCGACCAATTCCTAAACGACGGATTCGTCAACGCATCATATGCCGCTGGACAGACATCCCGCGACATAGCAAATCGAGTAACGTCAGTTGCGACAACTCCTATAGAGGTATCGTCCGTATCTGAAAGCCTTGAAAATAAAACATTGCCTCGTGGGAAAGTAGTCTTCGGACTGGCAAGGGATTACCTACATCAGATAGCACGGACGGAACAAGCCGCATTTTATGTAGACGGAGGAAAGGTCAATATCGTAAAGGCAATGGATTTGCCAAAGGGACGCATTGTAGATCTTTCACCCAAATCAGGACTTGTCGGGGCGCCAGAACAGACGGATGACGGCGTAAAGGCCAAATGCTTGCTGAACCCCTTGCTAAACCTTAATTCGTTCGTCCATATAGACAATCGATATATCCGGCAGCAGAAGGCGCAACGCGGTTCGCAACCGAAACAGATGGATTATGATGGCGTGTACAGGATTATAAGCTTGACGCATGAAGGCGGTACCCGTAGTAGTTCGTGGTACACGGATTTTACAGGGGTTGCGCAAGCGGGGAGTACTCCGGTAACCGGCAACTCCATGCGATAGGGGGACGAACATGGCACTAGGGGTAAGTATTGGCGAGCGTGATAATGACAGACAAGAAACGGATCGCCGCATGATGGAAAACGCACTCGACAACCTGCGGGTAGCGATGCCAGGAGAAATCGTGGACTTTAACGCAGAAAAACAAACGGCGACAATACAGCCGCTGATAAAGGAGAAGGTAAGGGGTGAATGGAAATCCCTACCTCAATTACCAGACGTTCCATGCTTCTTCCCTCGCGCTGGGGGTTATTGCCTTACGTTCCCAGTTAAGCCGAAGGACGAGGTAACCTTGATGTTCAACGACATGTGCATAGATGCAT